TTTAAATGGTATAACGAAGAAAGTTTACCAAAGGAATGGAAGAGTAATGAATTATAAATTCAATGAGGGTGAAACAATAAAACAAATACAAAGATATGTAGATAAAACTTATGACCAACACTATGCTTATGGAGACTATCAAGCAACAGATATTATATTTGATAACGGACACGGTGAAGGATTTTGTATGGGTAATATTATAAAGTATGCTATGAGGTATGGAAAAAAGAATGGATATGACCAAAAAGACTTGCTTAAAATAATTCATTATGCTATAATGGCTATACATTTACAGGACATTCAAGATGATTGAAGACAAGATAGGAACTAAGCCTTACTTAGGAATTGAAATAGACTACGACAAAGAAAAAACATTTGATAAGTTTAGTCTAGACACATTAAAAGATAGATATTTTTGGGAGAACGAAACACATGCACAAGAAGCATTCGCAAGAGCCTCCGTCTTCGGAGCAACATACAAGGGTGAGACAGATTTTGAACTGGCTCAAAGACTTTACAACTACAGCTCCTCTCGTTGGTTCATGTTCAGCACTCCTATACTTAGTAACGGGGGCACAAGCCGTGGGCTTCCTATCAGTTGTTTCCTCAATTATGTTCCTGACAGTAGGAGTGGTTTATCTGCTCACTATGACGAGAATATATGGTTGGCAAGTTCAGGTGGAGGCATCGGTGGATATTGGGGTGATATTAGGAGCAATGGTATTTCAACTGCTCATGGCAGTCGTTCTACTGGAAGCATTCCTTTCATCCACGTTGTAGACTCACAGATGTTAGCCTTCAATCAAGGCACAACAAGACGTGGTAGCTATGCAGCTTACATGGATATAAGTCACCCCGAGATTGAAGAGTTTATAAACATGAGAAAAGAATCAGGTGGTGATATCAATAGGAAGAATCTTAATCTACACAACGGTATTAATATTACTAATGCTTTTCTTAAAGCTGTAGAGCTTGATGAAGACTGGAGATTGATTGACCCTAAGACTAACGAAGCTGTTAAGATAGTAAATGCTAGAGACTTATGGTGGCAAATCATTCACGCTAGAGCAGAAACAGGTGAGCCTTACATGATTAACATAGACACATGTAACGATGCATTACCACAAAAACAAAAAGATTTAGGTCTTAAGATACGACAAAGTAATTTATGTTCAGAGATTACATTACCTACTAACGAAGAAAGAACAGCAGTATGTTGTTTGTCTTCAGTAAACTTAGAACATTTTGATACTTGGTCTAAGGATGATAACTTTATATCAGATTTAATAACCATGCTTGACAATGTTTTACAACACTACATTGACAACGCAATAGATACAACACAATTAGGAGAGTACAGTGCAAACTTTAAAAGATTTCAGAACTATGTTAGAGAAGGTAAGGAGGGATATACTAAGTCTGCGTATTCGGCATATCGAGAGAGAAGCTTGGGGCTGGGTGCTATGGGCTTCCACGCATATCTCCAATCTAGGAACATACCTTTCGAGGGAATATTTGCAACTGGTTTCAACCATACAGCATTCACCTTTATCAAATCTAGAGCCACTCAAGCTACTAAAGAACTTGCTATCGAAAGGGGCGAAGCTCCTGATATTCATGGTACAGGTAAACGCAATACTAATCTATTGGCTATTGCTCCTAATGCTAGTAGTGGGATTATATGCAGTGGTACTTCCCCTAGTATTGAGCCTTATAGGGCTAACTGCTATACTCACAAGACCTTATCCGGTTCTTATCAAGTTAAAAACAAATATCTTGAAAAGGTTTTTAAATCTAAAGGACTTAAAGGGAAAAAGCTAGAACAAATTTGGAAAGATATTATAGCTAACGAAGGTTCAGTACAGCATTTAGATGTTCTTACAGTTGAAGAAAAAGAAATATTTAAAACAGCTAACGAACTAAATCAAATCTGGATTGTAGAACACGCTTACAAAAGACAAGAGTTTATTTGTCAAGCACAGTCCGTAAATTTATTCTTTACTATACCTAAAAGTACAGAGCCACAAGAAGTGCATGATGAATATATGCAGTATGTGAATGATGTTCATTGGTATGGTATGAATAAACTTAAATCGTTGTATTACTTTAGAACTAATGCAGCAAGAAATGTAGAGAATGTAAACACCAAAGTTCCACGTATTAGATTAGACGATGTGGAATGTATCGCATGTGAAGGATAACATATGAATATAAGACAGAACTTATTCCAAGCTTTAGAATTAAAATACAAAGCAAAAAAACAAGAAGCCAAAACAAACTTAGATATTTTATTTGAATCACATGTAGGCGTGGCAGACCACCCTAACATGGTTGATACTATGGATGATTTATTAAAAAAGTATGCCGAAGCATCAGAACTATTAACAATATTACAGGAGAACTTTAATGAGTTTACTCAAGACTAGAGACTATTACAAACCGTTTGAATACCCATGGATGTATGAGTATTACAAGTTACAAAACCAAATGCATTGGATGCCTGAATCTGTACCTTTACATACAGATGTTAAAGACTGGCAAGATGTATCACCTGAAGAAAAACATTTACTCACACAGATATTTAGATTGTTTACTCAATCAGATGTTGACGTAGCTTCGGGCTACATTGATAAGTACATGCCTATCTTTAAGAAGCCTGAAGCTAGAATGATGATGTCATCTTTTGCTAACATGGAATCAATACATCAAGATGCTTACAGCTTACTACTTGATACTGTTGGTATGCCTGAGATAGAGTATAAAGCTTTCTCAGAGTATGAAGAGATGGCAGACAAACACGATTATGTTAGTAACTTTAAACCTCTTAAGTCTGACAAAAGAACCATAGCTAAAACACTTGCAGTATACTCAGCTTTTACAGAAGGACTACAGTTATTCTCTAGCTTTGCTATACTACTTAACTTCCCTAGATTTGGTAAGATGAAAGGTATGGGACAGATAGTTACTTACTCTATCCGTGATGAGTCTATGCACGTTGAAGCTATGACTAAGTTGTTTAGAGAATTTATACAAGAGAACATAGAGATATGGACAGATGATTTTAAAGCAGAACTATATCAGATATGTAGAGAAATGGTAGAGCTTGAAGATAAGTTCCTTGATTTAGTTTTTGAAATGGGAGACCTACAAGGACTAACTAAGAAAGACATGTATGCTTACAACAGATACATAGCTGATAGAAGACTACTACAGCTTGGACTTAAAACCAACTATGACCAAAAAGAAAATCCTCTTGGATGGATTGATGAAGTCATGGGTGTAGAACATCAGAACTTCTTTGAAGGTAGAGCAACTACTTATATGAAAGCAGGTCTTCGTGGCAAACAGGATTCAGTTACTTTTACAGGAATTGATAATGGCTAAAACAAAAAGAGAAGAAGCTTTACTAATTGGCTATAAACTTCTATATAATAGAGCAGGTAATTTAGTTACTGAACGAACTTCAACAGATATAAGAGAACTTAAAAAGTATTTTAGTGTAGAAGAATACTCCTTATTACAGACAGTTGTAAGAGAAGCTACTAAAAAGTTAGACGATGTACATAATTACATAGAAGCTAACTTGAATGCTAGGAAAATGACTGAATAAAGAAAATTAACATCATGAGGTTTTGTGTATTGACATATCTAAGTATAGTTAATACACTTGCTTCAGATTGTACAACTATTTAATACACAAGCTCTCTGTGTGTCCTATAAGATTTCTTGTAATGTGTACACTTTGAGTGGTTTCTTTTTACCTTTTACATATATTTTGCTATGACTTACAGCATTGTCTACATTTTTAGCAGTAGTTTCTCCAACTAAGATGTCAACCTTTGCTTCTTTAGTTGCCGATTCTAATCTTGCTGCAGTATTTACAGCATCTCCTATAGCAGTATAATCAAATCGTGTGTCACTTCCCATATTACCGACTACTGCCTCTCCTGTATTTATACCTATTCCTATTTCAATACCTAGTTTTGCTTCTGCCATATCTCGGTGGATTTGTAATGCTGTTTGGATTGCTCTGGTCTCATGGTCTTCAAGGTCTATAGGTGCATTAAAGATAGCCATCATTGCATCTCCAATATATTTATCTACCATACCTCCATGTTTTTGTACAGCATTAGCTTGAATAGTTAGTGTCTTGTTCATTATGTTTGCAACCTCTTCAGGCTCTAGTTTTTCTGACAAGCTTGTAAACCCACGCACATCTGTAAATAAAAACGTACAACGTCTTCGTTCTCCTCCTAACTTTAAAAGCTCTGGATTATCTTGTAATCTTTTAACTTGTCTTGGGTCAAGGTAATGTTCAAACTGTTTCTTAATCTGTTGTCTTAATTTAAATTGTGTTCTAAAGTTTATATAAAATTGTTGAGTAGCAATAAGTGTCATACATGTCATACTCCATGTAAAATCTATAAGTAAATTGTGAGTTACAAAATGATACTCCATATATCCCATGAGAGAGAACAAACTTAAGAATGATACAACACCCTTAGTGATACCAAGATAGTTTATTGCAAGAGCTGTGAGGAGACCAGAGAGTATTAATATAAATAACTCTGCTAGTAATCTGTACTCTGGTATTCTAGGACTGTCTATCAACATACTTTCTGATAAAGCTGCTTGTATTTTGTGTGGTTCTAATAACCCTACAGGAGTTGCAAGTTGTGGTGATATTCCTTGAGCTGTAAATCCTACAAATACAAACGTAGATTCTACATTCATTTCTTGTAATGTTGTTTCTGTTGTGTTAACCCAGCTAATCCACTTACGACCAAGACTATCTGTAGAAACGGGAGGGATGCCTCTAACTCTAACCTGCTCAATTCCATTCTGATTTGTAACAATCTGATAAGTCTGACCACCTCCTAGTATTTTTAAAACTTCTGTTCCAAACGAAGCTACCCACCCGTTATTTGTTTGCTGTAATAAAGGTATCTGTCTTACTAAGTTATCTATATCTACTGGAGCAGACACAGCACCTTGATTAGCTGATTGTTTTAATATATCTATGTTCTGTAGAAAGCCTTGAGCTTTTGGTAAAGATACTATTGGTCCTTTAATAACTGTACCTACAGTAGGAGGATATAACCCGTTGGATATTTCCGGCATAGCTATAACACTTGCAGACTTAGAAAGTTCTAAAGCAAACTCATTGTCTCCACCCATTCTATCTTCGTGTGGAAATAACATAACCCAACCAACTCCATAAGCTCCTGCATCTATTATTTGTTTATGTATCTCTGCTAACTTTTGTCTAGGCAATGGGTATCCTCCCATATTATCTAGGTCTTCTTCAGTAATGTTTAGTATTGTAAAGTGTCCGGTTGGACTTGGTGTTGTAACAAGAGCATCAAAGGTCTTGAGTCTCATTACTTCTAATGGTGCAAGGTTGAAGAGGAGAGGCAATGTAAGTAAGCCTATTAAGGTAAATGCCCACTTCATGTTAATCCCCTTGTGTTATATTGATAGTAGAATCTCCACCACCGTTAACTATAATTTGTGTACTCTTACC